CATCTGATCATAGTTATAAAAGCATTGATGATGCTGGTATTGATTGGGTAAGTGTAACAACTTTAGTATCTACTTTCAAAGAACCCTTTGATCCTAAAACTACTGCAGAAAGAGTTACTAAATCTAAAAGATCAAAGTGGTATGGTATACCGCCTGAAAAAATTATTGAACTTTGGAATGCAGAAGCAGACAGAGCAGTAACTCTTGGTACATTCTATCATAACCAAAGAGAATCTGATATATGTTCATTCTCTTCTATAGAGAAAGAAGGAATACCTATTCCTGTATATAAACCAATTGTAGAAGAAGCAATAAAGAAAGCACCGGTGCAGAAACTTACAGACGGTGTCTATCCTGAACATATGGTGTATCTTAAATCTTCTGGTATTTGTGGACAATCTGATTTGGTTGAGATTGTAAATAGTAAAGTTCACATCATTGATTATAAGACTAACAAAGAGATCAAGATGGAATCATTTAAAGATTGGGAGGGTAATTCTAAAAAAATGCTACACCCAATCTCACATTTAGATGATTGCAACTATAATCATTATTCTCTACAGCTTAGTATTTATATGTATATTATATTAAAGCATAATCCTAAATTACAAGCTGGAGATATATTTATACATCATGTAATATTTGAAGAGGAAGGTAAAGATCAGTATGGTTATCCTATTACTAAATACTCACTTGAAGGTGACCCAATTGTAAAGGAAGTTATTCCACTAAAGGTACCATATCTTAAAGATGAAGTAATAAGCATTATTAACTGGTTATATGATAACCGAGATAAAATTAAAAAGAAATGATAGCAAGAATATTTGATGTTCAAAACGGAGTTATAGTACCTACTGAACATTGCTATACACTTAAGTCTTTAAAAGATATAATGGATAACTACCCAGATGAGTACTTAAAAATATATCAGTACTTATTTTACATGACATGCCCTAACCCGGACATGAATCCATTTTTTAATGTACCACAAACGGATAAAGAAGAAATTATACTTAAAGAAGTAAATGCTGAGTTCTCTCCTGAAGATGATGATATATATACTGCGTTTAAGTTTTGTGAAAAACTGTATGAAACTCCTACTTCACGTGCATATGAAGGTATGCAAAAAGCATTAGATAGAATCTCAAGATATTTAGCAACTGCACAAATTACAGATGGTAAAGATGGCAACATAGCTCAGATTAGAGCACTTGCCAAAGACTTTGACGGTATTAGACAATCCTTTAAAGGTGTGTACAAAGATCTACAGGAAGAACAACAAAGCAAAGTTAGAGGTGGTATTGGTATGGCATATGATCAATAATGGATTACTGGACTGACATACCTACTTGGGATAATGGTACTTGGACTACTACATCCTTTGATTCTAGAGAAGACTTTAGAACATTTGTGCTTTCTATATTTAAAGAACCCGGACAGTATAAGTTTAATAAAGATTCAAGTTTAGTATTTAATGAGCAAGCACAACTCTTTAAAAGAGATAAAGTTTACTGCACAGCCCCATTTAAATCTAAAGACTTTATTACTTATTGGGATGATCAAAAAGCAAAGTGCAGAAAAGGGATAATAGTTAAATCTAACAAAGATATATGGTATCTTACCCGAGATTACTATATGTGGTTAAACTTCTTACCAATCTTTGATAAGGAGATACAACAGTTTGGTTTTGCTAAAATTAGAGATGCTCAGTATCACATGGCATTATATGAATGCTTAGCTGAGTTATTCTATATGCATGCTGCTATTCTTAAGAAACGTCAGATTGCATCATCATATTTTCACATGGGTAAACTCATTAACCAAGTCTGGTTTGAAGAGGGAGTTACACTTAAGATAGGAGCATCACTTAAAGACTATATCAATGAAAAAGGTTCTTGGAAATTCTTAAATGAATATGCTGCATTCTTAAATGAGCATACAGCATGGTACCGTCCTATGTCACCAGACAAGGTAATGATGTGGCAACAGAAGATTGAAGTACGTAAAGGTAACCGTAAAACAGAAGTTGGACTCAAAGGTACTATACAAGGTATGTCTTTTGAAAAAGATCCAACTAATGGAGTTGGTGGACCAGTTAAATACTTCTTTCATGAAGAAGCTGGTATTGCACCTAAGATGGATGAAACATATGGATATATCAAACCAGCACTTAAATCTGGTATGATTACTACCGGTATGTTTATAGCTGCAGGATCTGTGGGTGACTTGGATCAGTGTAAGCCACTGAAAGATATGATTCTTAAACCGGAGATTAATCAGGTATATGCAGTAGATACTGATCTTATAGATAGTGATGGTACTATAGGTAGAACAGGACTGTTTATTCCAGAGCAATGGTCAATGCCACCATACATTGATGATTATGGTAATTCTCAAGTAGAAGAAGCACTTAAAGCTCTAGATGAATATTTTGAAAAGTGTAAAAAAGAAATGTCTCCGGAACAGTATCAACTTGAGATATCTCAGCATCCTCGCAACATTGAGGAGGCCTTTGCACATAGAAAAGCATCAATATTCCCTATACATCTTTTAGCTGCACAGCAAAGAAGAATAGAAGATAAAGAATATGCATATGAGTTTCTAGATATTTATAGAGATGAAAATGGTAATCCTAAAGTAAAAGAAACTAATAAACTTCCTATATCTGAATTTCCTATATCTAAAAAGACTGAAGATAAAACAGGAACATTAGTAGTATGGGAAAGACCTGTAAAAGACCCAAGCTTTGGAATGTACTATGCTTCTATTGACCCGGTGTCAGAAGGTAAAACTACAACCTCAGAATCTCTTTGTTCCATCTATGTTATGAAAGCTTCTGTAGAAGTAACAAAGATTAATGGTATTGAAACAGAAAGTTATATTGAACAAAGTAAAATTGTTGCAGCCTGGTGTGGAAGATTTGATGATATAAAGAAAACACATGAAAGACTAGAGCTTATTATAGAGTGGTATAATGCATGGACAGTAATAGAAAATAACATATCACTGTTTATTCAATATATGATATCACGTAAGAAACAAAGATACTTAGTACCAAGAACACAAATCTTGTTCTTAAAAGATCTACAAGCTAATGCTAATGTATTCCAAGAATATGGTTGGAAAAATACAGGGACACTTTTTAAGTCACATCTTATAAGTTATGCAATAGAATATGTAAGAGAAGAACTAGATGTAACAACTAAAGAAGATGGAACAATAGTAAAAACTACATATGGTGTAGAAAGAATAAAAGACCCTATGTTGATTAGAGAAATGAAAGAGTATGTAGAAGGACTCAATGTTGACCGGTTGGTAGCCTTCTGTGCACTTGTTGCATTTATGCAAATTCAAGAATCAAACAGGGGATATATGAAAAGAACTGTAATGGATGATGCAGCTAAAAAGTTGCAAAAGTCAGATAATTTGTTTAAATTATCTAATAGCCCTTTCCGTCATATGGGAAAAGGTAAACTTGCTAATGGACAACAATATAAACGGTCACCGTTTAAACACTTTAAATAAAAGCTATGCAGGTATATAATGCTATGCAGCTCAAGTCAGGAGCTAAAGTAAAACACAATAGGATGGGTAGTATTACCCAACCACTTCAGTTTATACCCAAGAAAGATAAAGATCAAGAGTGGGCAGCCTGGAACTTAGATTGGCTTGAATGGAATGGGTTAAAACAACTCCGTAGGAATGCACGCAGGTTAATGAAAAACTACAAACTTGCAAAAGGTATTATTGATAAGACAGATTACATCATTGAAGATGATAATGAATATGTAGATATAGTAGAGACTCTTACAAAAGAAGATGCTACTGCACTAGAACTAAAATTCTACCCTATTATTCCAAATGTTATTAATGTCTTAGTAGCAGAGTTTGCAAAGAGATCAACTAAACTTACATACCGGGCAATAGATGAGTTCTCATACAATGAGATGCTAGAACAAAAAAGAGCAGCTGTAGAGGAAGTACTTATGGCAGATGCTCAAATGAAAATTACAGCAGCACTTCTTGAACAAGGATTAGATCCACAATCTGAAGAAGCACAGCAACAATTGAATCCACAGAATCTAAAGTCACTTCCAGAAATTGAGCAGTTCTTTAAGAAAGACTATAAATCAATGGTAGAACAATGGGCTTCACATCAACATAAAGTAGACGTGGAGAGATTTAAAATGGATGAACTTGAAGAGAGAGCTTTCCGTGATATGCTTATTACAGATAGAGAATTCTGGCACATGCGTATGATGGAAGATGATTATGAAATTGAACTTTGGAATCCTGTACTATCTTTTTATCATAAATCACCTGATGCAAGATATATATCTCAGGGTAATTGGGCAGGTAAAACTGATATGTTTACTGTAGCTGATGTTATTGACAAGTATGGATACTTAATGACAGAAGAACAGTTAGAAGCATTGGAAGCTATCTATCCTATTAGATCTGCAGGATATAACATAGGTGGTATGCAAAATGATGGTTCATACTATGATGCTACCAGAACTCATGAGTGGAACGTAAACATGCCATCTCTTGCATACAGACAATATACATCTATGATGGCTGGTTCTGTACTTCAAGGAGGTGATGTTGTTACACAAATACTTTCAGAGAGTGAAGATTATGATACTGCAGGTACAGCATACTTACTCCGTGTTACAACTGCCTATTGGAAATCACAACGTAAAGTTGGTCACCTTACTAAGATTACTGAAAGTGGTGAAGTAACAAATGAGATAATTAC